CATTCTTTAGCTGCTTTCTGGCAGGCAGTCTCATACTCAAAATATCCAACGATCATTATTGAGTTCATGTTGATACCTGTAATCAGCACCAGAGTCCAGATCATTTTCCAAAGGCTCGGCCACCAAAATGGAACGCTACTATGGAAGCAAACAGCGCCTGGGTATTGCTATCCCACAGCTTCTCAGCCAGCGCAGGGAATGCCACGCCATTGTTGTATCCATAGATGAACATACCTACATCCACAAAGCACAGCAGTAGGAAAAATCCCATAGTGATGAAACTGCGCGTACCGGCACGCAAGTCCTTTATCCACTGTGACGTTCCCTCTCCCAGAGACTCGTCGTGCTTGTAGATGGCGTTCATCTCAGCAACCTGGGCATTGACCAGGTTTTCATTAGCCTTGGCAGTTGTCTCTAGCTCTAACTGCTGACTATGTATCTGCTCCACACGTTCCTGCGCCTCAAAGCCTGCTTTGCGTAGTTCTAGTTCGCGCTCAATCTGCATTGCAGCCAGCGCCAGTTCGTGCTTCTTGTCGTTGCGGTCTTGGAAAAAATCTAGCAACTTAGGCAAGCCGCCCATTAAAAAGCTAATGAGGGTTGAGAGAATGGTTAGCATGTGTTAGTCCTTTAGTCGCCAAGAATTCCAGTTGCTGTACCTAGTCCAGCCGCACCTGATAGCAGTCCAGTTGGGCGAGTCTTAGCCCTGCGGTTTAACTCTATGAGGATTGCTCTTTGCTCGATAGGGTCAACCGTAAACAAACGCTTTTGCAATTGCTCTGACGTTTCAGTACCGATACCCTTGGCCCTTGAAAGCATTGACTTAGCCCCAGCCATAACTAAACCAGGTAAATTACCCGTTGCAGCATTCTGCGCCATCTGAGCAATGTCGCCGGCCTGCTCTTGAGTGGCTAAACGTCCAGCGGTAGGCGAACCACCTAGAACTGTCTTAGCGGTTTTGCTTTGCTCACCCAATGCCTTGACGTACTGCGAAAACTCGTTGTATTTTTGCTGGTCATCAAACGCATAACGAACTAGCAGTTTTTGATTATCAGATTTGAATACCTGGCGGCTAAAGTCACCAGCCTTGAAATCACCAACACGTTTGTTGATGTCTGCCATCATGCCAAGTCTGAAGGCTTCTTTCTCAGCATCATTGAATGCTTTAAGTTTTGCGGCTGCTTCCTTTACGTCAACAGATTGATACTTTTGTCCTAATTGAAACGCCTTTTGTATGGTTGCGTAGTCAGCAAACTCGGCATTTGCTTGTGCATAAGCAGGGTTATTCGCCTTAATTAAATCGTTAAATTCATTCTTGACGTTAACTACATCACGACCATAAGGCGTAACCTTATTGGTTACTGCATCAGTTTCTTTATTGATGACTCTATCCAGCCCCATCTTTATTTGATGGAGGATGTCAGTAGGCACTGATTGAGCATTCCTAATCACGCTTAAATCTGGTAATGTTTCACCATAAACACCAGCACGGTCTACTGCCTCTTGATACGCCTTTAAGAACACAGGACGATCAACGTATTTCCTAAACGGGTTTGCATCAATAGCAAGTTTGTAGGCTTGTGGATAGGCAGCACTAGCCGCACTGGATTGATTCTCAGCAAGCGCAGTAAGGTACTCGTATCCATTGACGTTCTTAGCAAGACCGGCCTTCTCAACCAACCCGCGAACAATGTCATTAGGTTGATCTATTAGTCTATTTTCTAGGAATTGTTCAGTTGGGCCTTTGGCCTTGGATTGGACAACATAAGAACTGTACGCCAAGTCCTTCAAATTCTTACCAAGATCAGCAATCACTGGATTAGGTACACCAATGCGGCGCAACTCGTCCAAAGCAGTTTGCGCCTCTTGGGCAGTCAGATTGTCCTTTTGCAAGTAACTAGCAAGCATCTTGTTGGAGGCCAGCGCCTGGTCACCAATGCCATTAGCGTTAAGCACGTTCTTGATGACAGTGGTAGCGCCCTTGATTACCAATGGGACAGTACCGCCTACAGCGCCACCAAACAAAGCACCCATGCCAGCCTCTGCGCCGGTATCCTTCTCAGCGTAACCCATGCCTGATAATGCGCCAGTTCCAGCCCCGATAGCAGTACCTCTAGTAGCCTGTCCTAACAATGACTCTCCAGAAAGCATTGCCTGAACTTCTGGTGAAGCAGTCTTAAAAGCCTTACCGATAATTCCAACTGGCAAAGCAAAGCCACCTGCTAACTCAACTGGTGTCTTGACGTATGGGTACTCCATACCAAACTGCTTTTGCTGTTCACGCAATAGATTGCGTTGTTTCTCGTACTCAGGGCCACTAATAGAGCCAGTTCTTAACGCTGCCTCAATCTCGTCCAGAGTACCAAACGTCAAACCCTGACCAAACGATCTAGCGGTTTCAGCAAGGCCAGAGTAGGGAACGCCTGACACACCAGGCATCAGGACAGATGTAGATGCCTTGGGGCCATCAGCTAACGGTGCTTCAGTGTAATCAGCCATTATGGTTTAACCCTTCTAACTCCTTGCGGATCAACAAATATAGTCCCAGACGGGTACTTAGGATTCTTCAAGAAAGAATTGTAGTCACTAGGGGTAATGACATGAGGTTCAAACTTAGGTACGTCAATTGGTACTACTACATCTTTATACCCTGCGTTTGCCCTACGTCTTTCAACTGATGTTTTAGCGTCAGAAACACGCCTAGCATTAATCTCAGCTAACTTATTCATAGCCCGTGCAGCATCAGCAGCAGACTCTGCGCTTGTAACTTCTTTTAATGCCCTCTGAGCATCACCCTCAGTTTGCGTTCCCTTATTCAATCTCAAACTTTCATTTGTCAACTGGACAATAAACTTGTCATAGTCATTACGCGCAAGTACATCAGGGTCTTGCGATCCAAACGCATTACGGGCGGAGATAGATGCACGATCCTTTAAGCCAAACTTAATCTCACCAGATTTAATGCGGTTGATGTAGCCATAGGCATCCGTAGCCAAGTTCTTAGCGTCCTTTGCCAGTACATAGTCGGCATCTTCTTCTTTAGCTAGATCAGCGCGTAATGGCTTGTTCGCTGCTTCTTCCCTTTTCATTGCAGCATTATCAATTTTCCTCTGTCGCTCAAATGCAGCATTTTGCTGTGCAAGAGCATTATTAGATTGTGCAATAGCAAGATATGCTTGAGAGGTTTGAAGACCTTGCTGTTTATAACTATCCATCAGCGCCTGATTAGATTTAATCTGCTCTTGATTTTGATTAAACTGCTGAATGCGCTGAGTCATATCAACCAACTCTTTGACTTTGGCATCAGCCTTTTCTGGATCAAGGATGCCTCTAGTCAAACTTGTTGAATACTGAGTTGCCAATGTCTTGACGTTAGCCGGTATCGTTGGGTCTTGCATAAAAACCTTAAACGGGTCATCTTCAACGCCACCAGCAGCACCAATACGGCGCAAGTCAGGAATGATCTTGGCGAGTTGCGAGATGGCTGCCTGGCCTTGCGGGAACGACATTAACTTGGCTTTGACTTCCTCGTTAATGCTGCCATCAGCATTCTTGATCTGACCGATCAATTCATTGGCTATGTTTGTAAGCCCACCGGCCTGCATACTTAATCCACGTTTGGTAAGGTAATCCTCACGCTCCATCTTGGCCTGTTCAGCCTCCTGAGAACGCTGCGCTGCCTTCATCATCTCGCCACGCAAAGCATACGCCGCCTCGTTATCACCAGTTTGCAATGCTGCTTGGATTGCCTGCGCGTAAGAGTCTGGGTTTGTCGGGTCAATCATTCCAAGCAATGCCTGACGCTGGCTAATCTTCTGCAACTCAGGGTCTTGTCCTCCAAGCGCACCACCCAAAGCACCAGCCAAACCATAAGCACCACGCCCGATAGCGTAGTTAGCTTGTTGGAACGGGTCTAATCTCGCGTACTGCATCGCCTGCTGCCCAGCCATATCAGCTTGCTGCTGCTGGTAGCCTTGCGGAGTAACGCCAAAAAGACTTTGAACAATATCTGTTGCCATGATTACCCCTATGTTCCGAACAAACGATTTTGATAGTACGGAGAAAGATTTGCGGTATTACCAGTGTTAACGTAGTCAACAAAACCAGGGCTTCTACCACCACCAAATAGATTTGCGGCACTGTTCATCAATTGCGGATTCTGTGAAGCACTGACTAAGGCAGTGGCAAACGGGTTGTAAGCGTTAGCAGCCGCATTAGTACCAGCAGCAGCCATACCGCCACCATACATCGCATTAGCCGCGCTAGGACTCATTCCTTTAGCGCCTATATTAATGCCAATATCAAGGGGTTGCTGGCCTAGTGTCTCCAGCCCTGTAGCGCCTTGTAGATACGCCTGGTACGGTGACAAAGCACCTACTTGGCCTTGATAGCCTTGAGTAATCAAGTTGCCACCAGTACCAAGCAATCCAGCACCAAAGAGTGCGCGTTGCTGACCTGCTTGATCTGCCTGCGCTGCCAGTGCAGCGTCTTGCTGCGCCATTGCGTTGTAGTACGCTTCCATCTCTGGAGTGGTAGCGCCAAGGCCAGCCGCACCGCTAGGACGCGCACCAGTTGCGCCAACACTTAACCCGCCACGGCCTTGCTGGAACAAAGTATTCTGCAACTGCGACATTTGACGTTCACGGCTTGGGGCAAGCAATTCTTGCTGTGAAGCCATGTACTGCTGAGCTGCCTGCTGGGGCGACTGAGCTAGGTACTGCTGACCAAGCCCAAATAGACCTTGGCCTGCTTGCTGTAGCGGCGCAAACTGCTGCTGCGCTTGCTCTGCCTGGCTCAAGCCTTGCCCTGCTAACCCGAGGAACCGGTCTTGCATTGCTTGCATCTCAGGTGACAAGGTGTAACCAGCGCCGCTAACGCGCCCATCTGGGCCTGTAGTGAACTGCGAGGAACCGAACCTAGTAGTTACACCTACAGGCCGAAAACGGGCCTCTTCAGCGGCTAATCGGGCTGCTTCTTGCTGTGCAGCGGCCTGCTGACGTGCAGCATTTTGCGCTGAGTTACCTCCAAGCAACCCGCCCAAAAGTGATAAACCACCAGTAATCCAAGGCATATTAATCCCCTTTAATCAAAACTTCATCTATCTTTGACGGGTCTTTCTCGTCAGTGTGATGGATGCAATACCAAACAACATCGGTCATAGCCTTAACGCCATGATTCTCGCCTGCAACAATATTCAAACAGGCAGGGGCATCAATAATCTGTGTTTCCCCATCCTTAACAAAAACAACTCTACCTTTAGCAAGAATGCCAAAGTGCGAATACTCATGCTGGTGTTGCATAAGCATCTGACCCGCACTAATATGCGTTTCCTTTGCATACAACCCATCACTGAAGTGGTGAGCAATCATGCAGTCCGCTTCCACATATAAACGGTGATGTAAGGCTGGTAATTGGCGTTTGTGCCAGATGAGCCGGTTGTACTATTGGCAACAGTGATACCAGTGGTTGCTGTACTTGTATCGGCTGTAGTTAAAGGCATTCTGTCAGCAAGAGATACAGGGCCAGCAACAGCAGTATTAAGATGTGCGCTATATGTATGTTTGTGTCCTGGGTCTGTAACTGTTGCCGTATGAGTATGGCTTACAACAACAGCATCAGCACTACCACCAGTTTCTTCAGCCGTATCAAACAAAGCATTTGTAGAGTCAAAACCTACAGGGACACGACCAGCACCAAACGCTGTCCAAGTACCAAAACCTAGCAAAGTGCCAGGGTTAGTTGAGTTGGTGGCATTGATATATATTGACCCAACTGGATGCAGTATTTGGAATGCCGCTTGTACGAACGCTGTTGTTGCTAATTGAGTTGTATTAGTTGCAGCAGAAGCAGTAGGCGCAACAGGAGTACCCGTAAACGTGGGGCTGGCGGTATCTGCCTTTGTTGCCACCGCGATAGCAATATTGGCAAACTCGGTGTTGATCTCCGTACCCTTTAGAATCTTCAGAGGATCGCCAGACGTAAGCGCATCCTTAGTAGCGAAATTCGTGCTTTGTGTGTAATTGGTCATGTTTGCTTTCCATCCTTAAATTGGATTTCTATCCTCTGAATAGATAGGGCACTGCCATTTATTGTTGACTCATATCCAGTTTGGACAATTTTACCCGCGCCACTGGCTTGTGTAACTAGGGTCTGCAAAGCAACACCATCAGAGTATTTCGCCACCACGGTTGCATTCGCACCATACTCAGCAATACCGTACTCACTAACGCCTTGCGTTGGGATTGACACATTATTAGATAAAAAGTTTGATGTGAAATCAAACGCCCACTTCATGGTGACGAACTGATTAGACCCGCCAATAACGACAGTTTTCAGCTTCTTTAAAACTGAAGTCGCGTTTGCAAGACCTAGATCAGAATGGTTGGTGTAATACTGCAAACGGTATGAAGATGTGTAGTCCTGATAGTTTTCGTACTTACCAAGATAACCATTCTTACCTATAACCAGGTCACCATTGCGCCGGTACAGCAAAGCGGTAGGCTCAATCGAGTCCCAAACCGTCACCCGAAGTGAACCATCCTGCAACTGAACGCGCGTATCAAAGCAATATACTTGCTTGGTGGATGGCAAGGTAAGCAGATAAAACGCTTCCTTCTCGGAATAGACCGACTTAATGTTGGCTAGTGTTTCGCTGGCAATTGATGCCATCAGGTCATTACGCACATTCTTTGATAGGTCACCCAATGGGGCAGACTTCTCAATGATTGTCCTGGCAAACGATCTGACACCAGAGTTAGACAGGAAAAGAATATCCTTGCCCGTGCTTTGTATAGAGTCTCTAGCGGTGCAGCCGATACCACCAACAGCATCACTCAATGACATTGTGGATGGCGTTGTAGCATTCTCATACACCAAGATTTGACGTTTTCCAAAGATGATTAACGCACCGTTATGCGTTGCCAGGCCGGTGATCTCATCGGCTCCGTTAGGCCAAACCCTGTCAACATTCAAGGAACCAGACGTTCCGGTTGACCATATATGACCAGCTAACAAGTCTGAGAAGTAAACTGTATTTTTAACTGTAGACGTATTGGCAATCCACAAACGTCCAAACGCTGAAATAGCGATATTGGCGCTAGGTACGGTAGCAACATAACCAGTTTTCTCGCTGACGCGCCTGTATGTCGTTGTACTTATTGCTGGGTCATAGATCAGTG